CGCTATAGCCACGGTTCGACATTGCAGTAATCATCACACTTCCGCAACCCTCGCCATAAGAATTGACCCTCGTACTCGTGCCACTTTGACCGAACACTTCATTTCCGTCATCGTCAAAAGCTCTGACTTCGGTATCACTTATAGACAGGTCGTTCAGATGGATAATTCCTATCGAGTCCTTTTTGCCATAATACGACATAAGACTGCCACCTCCGTTGCCGCAGATGGAACAGTCCTCTTGACCAATATTGGACTCTACGGATAATTCATATTCTGGTTTTTCTGGCTGGATTGCAGACTCCGCAGATGCACTGGATTGTCCGCAGCCACAAAGCAGACAGGTCATAAGCATTGTAAGGAAAAAGGTTTTCCGTTTCATGGTGTCCTCCAAACGAAATAAGGACAGCCGCAACATCAGCCATCCTTACTTTCTTACGATTCCTTGCATATATGCTTCTACCAACGCCTTCTCTTGCTTGTTCATAGCATTCCAGGTGGTGAGAAGACGTTTCTGCTCTTCTGTCAAATTTGGCAGTTCATCGTCCTCCGAGAAAAATTGAGCAAGGGTCATATCCAGCCCTTTGCAAATTTTCTCCAATGTCTGTATGGTTGGAACACTCTGCCTATTCAGCAGTGTGGAAATCGAAGATTGCGAGATGCCAGATTTCTGGGCAAGGCGGTATCTGCTCATTTGCTTCTGTTCACACAACTGTTCTATTCTGTCAATGATATAGTTCTCAGCCGACAAGTAATCTACACCTCACTTCCGAAGTCTTTACCCATATTGTACTTGGAAATGGGGTTTCTTATTAGATTGCCACTGACGAACTACTTTACTTTGGAGTTGCGATATATGTAGGTAAAAAAATAAGGTTGCGATTCCAGTATAGCATAATGCTATCGGCGCGAAAATACTTTCGCACAAAATACTTCGGTATTGCTATGCAAGTTGATACGCAATGCCGAATTAGATATAATTTTCTTTGGCTCTGCTATGCAGGGTACGGTACTGGTAACGACCCACCAGGATAGGAAGGGGGTGTTTCAACTGAAAGGGAAATTAGAGTTGTCTGCGAAATGGCAAGGGTCATCAAAAGCCGAAAAGCGAAAGGCTGCAAAGAACCGTATTAAAAACGCTTATGATAATGAAGCGGAGGTAGAGATCGTACCTGCCGTGTCCGAGCTGGAGGCGGACAAACCAAAAATCATACGGGTTGCAGCCTACTGCCGAGTCAGCACTGATGAAGATGCCCAGGCTGGTAGTTATGAATTGCAAGTCCAATACTATACCGAACTCATCATCAGAAACCCGGACTGGGAGTTAGTAAAAATATATGCCGATGAGGGTATCTCCGGCACAAATGTCACCAAACGAATGCAGTTCCAGGAAATGATACGAGATTGCTACGATGGAAAAATCGATCTGATTATCACAAAGTCCATCAGCCGCTTTGCTCGTAACACCTTGGACTGCATTTCTTATGTCCGACAATTACGAAGCCTTGAACCTCCTGTGGCAGTATTTTTTGAAAACGAAAATCTGAATACCACTGACCGAAGGAACGAGGCTTTCATCGCCATGCTCAGTAGCGTGGCACAGGGTGAGTCAGAGAATAAATCCGAAGCTATCAAATGGTCAATCAAGCGGCGGTTTCAAAAAGGACTGCCACTCTGCCCGACTTGGGCACTCCTCGGCTATACCACAGACGATGATGGAAATATGAATGTTGTGGAAGACGAAGCCGCCGTGGTTCGCTTCATCTATGAGAACTATTTGGATGGGTGGAGCGTTAAAGAAATCGCTGATGAATTGACACGGCTCGAAATCCCCACTGTCAAAGGAGTGGGGAAATGGAGTGCCGGAACGCTCTATAGTATGCTCCATAATGAACGCTACTGCGGCGATGTCGTTATGCAGAAAACCTACACACCAGACTGTTTATCCCACCGTTCCGTAAAGAATCGTGGTCAAGAACGCAAGTACATTATGCGTGACCACCATCCGGCTATCATACCACGAGAGCAATGGGATGAGGTGCAGGAATGCTTAAAGATCCGGCGGAGAAAGCACAAAAAGCAAATCCGCCAGGATACGTCCGTGACTCTCCAGTTTATTAGACGCGGGCGAATGAAAGGATATCTTGTACTTGACCCGCACTGGTCAAAACGTGATGTACCAAAAATCCAAGAAAAACTACAAAAGAGAGGTAATGTAAAATGTTAGAAAATTTCCAGGTAATCGAGATCAAAAAGACTGTAGCAAAGAAAGAGGCTCCGCTGAATGTTATCGTGGAGCCGAAACGCATCCGCTTTGTCAAAGCTGTCGTTGAGGTGCTGGGCTACCCAGCGTATGTCCGCTTCCTGTTCAACCTGGAAACCCGCCAGTTCGCCGTACAGGTCGGCAAAGGCAATGAGGGCAACACGGTCAAGTTCTCTAAGGCAAAGGAGGAACAGAAAACCGCTGTCCTCTTCCAGAACGAACCGATGATGGAAGTAATCCGTGGTGCTATGAAGGAATGGGACCCGGAAACCAAGTATATTATGACTGGCGTTTACTCCAAGGAGGATAAGGCGGTCATTTTCGATCTGGCAAAGGGTATCCCTTATGCCCGGAGACACCTTAAGAAAAACATCGAAGAATAAGCACTAAAATAGCAGCCCTCCCACAACGGTTTGGGGGTGGGCTGCTACCCTTTATTCTGTCACTTCGACCGCAAGCTGTGTCCCGTCAAGGAAATGGAACTCCAGCTCGCCGCCATGCCGGACAATCACATAGTCCAGAACCTTGCCGACCAGCAAAAGGTCGATTTCTTTCAGTGGTTTCATCTTGGTAAGCTCCAGCATCTGCTTTGCCCTGAAGCGTTCCAGAGCGTTGCCGTTTTCAGCCTGTGCTTTCCAAGTTTCTGTGAACTCTGCCCGGTTCTCCAGAATGCCATTCCACGCCATGACAAAAGCCACTTGCAAATCCGATTCTTTCAAGTTCTCGCTGTGGCAAGTGACCACACCTTTTTCTCGATAGCGGTTGCCACACTGCCAGACCTTGTAAGTGTTGTTCAGGCGGTACCAGGTACGCCGCCAGAAAACCTTGCCGCACTCTCCGCACAACACTCGGTTGGAAAAGGGCTGCTCATCTGTGTAACGCCCCATCGTCCGCAGACTGTGAGCTGTCATATAATTCTGCCGCCGTTCCAGTTCAAGCTGAACCGCATCCCAATACTCTGGGTCGATGATAGCTTCATGGTCACCCTTGACATGGTACTGTTCCAGTTGACCTTCGTTCTTCACGGTCTTTTTCGTAAGGTAATCGGAAGTGAAAGTCTTCTGCAGAATGGCATCGCCCATATATTTCTCATTCCGTAAGATTCCAAAAATCGTGCTGGCCTGCCACTTTGCTTCGCCCATGCATCCCGGAATTCCTTCATCCCGAAGGCGGCGGCTGATAACATCAGGATTGATGCCGTTCATGAACTCCGTATAAATCCGGCGCACAATCGCCGCCTGTTCCTCGTTGATGACCAGATTGCCTTTCTCGTCCTTGTCGTAGCCCAGAAAACGGTTCGTGTTCAGATGCAGAACCCCCTGTTTGAAAAGGGACCGGATACCCCACTGGCAGTTTTCCGAGATGGAACGGCTCTCGTCCTGTGCCAAGGAAGAAAGAATGGTGAAAAGCAGCTCACCAGAACTATCCATCGTGTTGATACCTTCCTTCTCAAATTGGATTCCGATGCCCAGGTCTTTTAGCTTTCTGGAGTAATTCAAGCAGTCCTGCGTGTTACGGGCAAAACGGCTAATGGATTTTGTGATGATCAAGTCGATTTTTCCGGCTTCGCAGTCTGCAATCATGCGGTTGAAATCATCTCTGCGTCTGGTGTTGGTGCCGGAGATGCCTTCATCAGCATAAATGTCAGCCAGTTCGTAGTTCGGATTCCGATTGATGTATTCGGTGTAGTAGGTCACCTGGTTTTCAAAGCTGTTGATCTGCTCTTCATGGTCGGTGGAAACTCGGCAATAAGCAGCCACCCGGATTTTTCGGTCTGTCACAGTAGCTCGATTGCTCAGGCCACGCCGTGCAGGAATGTGTACGATTTCTCTTGCCATATAAATCAGTCCTCTCTTTTGAATGCGTCATATTCATCTTTGGGGTAAGCGGTAAACCGCCGCATCCCATATTCATCTTCATATTGAACCGCTACAATCGGCTCTGTAATCTCACCCCAGTCGTTTGCCACTTCTGCAGGTAGCCAGATTCCCTTGCAGGCATCCTTGCCGACCTTGAGGTTTGTTTTGCAAGCCCAGTATTCGTTTTTGCCCTTGCCCCATTTATGAATCAACTTCTCACCGCAAATGGGGCAGTATATCAGATTGGAAAGTGGGTAGGTATTTCGGCTACTCCGTGGCTTGTCCGGCTTTGGAGGGGCTGGCTTTTGCAGATGTTCGCTCCGTTTCCGCAAAATTTCTTGCACTTTGTCCCACTGGTCAGGCGGCACGATGGGTTGGTGGTTCTCTGCAATGTACCACTGGTCAACCTGTCCTTCATTCTTGCGTTGCTTGCGGCGGCTGTCCCTATAGGTCTTTTGCAAAATAAGATCCCCCTTATAGGAAACATTGTGAAGAACACGGAACACCGCTGTGTCATCCCAATCTCCGCCAGCACACCCTGGAACACCATTTTTATTGAGATACTGCTTAATCTTGCTGGGCCAGATGCTTTGCTCCGCTAAATCGAATATCTGCCGCACCACTGCGGCTTTTTCCTCATCGACCACGATGTCACCTTGGGCATTGGCTTTGTATCCGAAGGTACTTTCTAAACCGTGGGCAGGAATGCCACTTTCAAATTTTCGCTTATAGGTCATCTTCGCATTAGCGGATGCGCCTTCACTCTCGGCCTGGGCAAATGCTGCAAGGATGGTCAACATCAACTCACCTGCGCCGGACAGCGTGTTGATGTTCTGAATTTCAAAAAAAATACCGACACCTATGCTTTTCAGTTCTCTGGTGAACTTGAGCACAGTTTCGGTATTTCTTGCGAATCGGGATATGCTTTTTACTACGATTAAATCTATATTGCCAGCCCTGGCATCCTCTATCATCTTCTGAAATCCGGGGCGGTTTTCCTTATAGCCAGAAATGCCCTGGTCAGAGTAGATGCCAACGAACTCCCATTCTGGATTGGCGGTAATAAAGCCTTTGAAATAGGTGGTCTGGTTTTCCAGGGAGTCTTCCTGTTGAAGACTGTCAGTGGATACTCGCACATAGGCGCAGACCTTTTTCTTCTGCTGGTGTACTGCCTTCGTGGGCTTGATTACCTTAATTCTCATGCTCTGTTCCTCCTTCCTTTTGTGGTAGTCTATATATCACTCTACGCCGCCGATTAGTCAAGCAATAGCCGTGCTATTTTTCGGTGAATTTTTGTGTGTAAAAAAGGAAGCCCGGCAGCTCATGCCACCGGGCAAAACCTTACAGCTTGGTTGCGTAATCGAGAGAAATCCAACCGTTACGCTTGTCCGCATAGGACTTCAGAAGCCCCCACTTGGTAGCACCAAGGCCAATCGCTTCGTCAACGATTGTAAACACCCCAGCCCCAGTGAACTTGTACCACTTGGCATAGTTCGTACCAGGACCCTTGCGGATATTGAGGTCGGGAATCTTGACCCGAACCTTATACGGCACTTTGCTGGTTGCTGGAGCGGATGGGGTAGCCTGCTGACTGCCACCGAGATTTGCAGTGACCCTCGCTGCCAGATCACCAAGCCTTGCATAGAGCCAGTTGCCCGGACAGCTTTTGTTCGCAAACCAGCGGTGAACCGTCAGCACCATCTCATCCGCTTTCGGCTTGTAGTTCAGAGTCTTATTCTTGTCCCCAAGCCAGAGCAGTTTTTTCTTACCGTTCCGCTTGCAAACATCGGTGCAGAGCTTCACCAGGGATTCGTACACTGCAGTATTCATCGCATACGGCTCAGACATATCGCTGGCGCACTCGATGGTGATGGCTCTCTGGTCATTCGCGGCACTGGAAGAACACCAGCTACGGTTCTTCTCTTCCACGCAGAGGGAAATCCGACCGTCCTTGCCAATGCCGTAGTTACAACTTGCCTGCCTGGACGGACTGGTGAAGCAGCCGCAGATGCTCTCGCAGGAGAGCTGACCCACCACGCAATGTGGCGTGATGCGGTCGATGGAATGGGTTCTCTGCCCAGAATGGTTCGGGCTGAGTTTGGTATAAGATACCAGGGAACTGTTCGTGTAAGCCATATTATTCATCCTCACTTTCCGAGCGGTCATGGAGCTGCTCTAAAACGGTCTTGATCTTTTCCGGCACAGGCAGACCAAGGTGCGCCGCATTCTCCAGAAGGCTCACGCCCTCATTGGAGATGTAGAAGAAAATGACTGCGGTTCGCAGAACACTGCCGGTTCCGATGACCTGCACGTCAAGAATGTTTGCAATCCCGACCAGCAGGAAAATCAGTACCTTCCGGCAGATGCCCCGGAACCCCACTTCACTGGAGAGGGTCTTATCGTTGATGGCGCACATCACACCCGTGATGTAGTCGATGACTACAAAGGCAATGAGGGCATAAAGCAGGCCATCGCAGCCACCGAGAAAGTAGCCGAGCCACCCTCCAATGGCAGTGAAAATAAGCTGAATCGTGTTCCAGAATTCTTTCATGGTGTTTGTCCTCCTTAAAATTGGTATAAAAAAACACCTCCGCAGAGATGCTTAGTTTCAATGTTGCAAAGGATCATTCCTCTGTAATGGTATATGTGATTTTCATGGTCTTATCTGCAGTCTTGATAACTGGAGAACTGAGGTTATTGATAGTGGCAAGATACGGAGTGAACAAATAAAGTTCACGATATAGGTCGTAATCTGATGAATACCGATACATCCACTCTCTAACTGCATACGTCTTATACCTGCTCATCTGGTTTCTCCCCCACTCAATACGACTTGCATCAGGGGTGCCTTGGAGATAAAGTTTTGGCTCACCGTCCAGGAAATACCAGCCATTAATCACAATGTCATCATCCACAATATAAGTCCAGATACTTGAAGAATTATATGTGATATTCGGCACCAGTTCGATATTTGCCACATTAGTTGTATCAATACGGTAGACTTTTGTTTCTGTATAACACATCAACCATTTACCACTCATTCCAAAACTATAAAATTCTCTGATACCACTGGGAGCTACAATCTTCTGCGTGGTGCATTTATCGCCATCAATACAATCCATGTACCACTCATAATTTACACGGTCGTAATATTCTCTACCACTACTGGTGTAACTGTACTTAAGGTTTTCACATCTGACTAATCCATACCACTTTCCATCTGTTCCATGATACAGATAATTCCAAATGTCGGAATTGTTACTATAAGGTTCGTCCGTTCCATCCTTGCTCCCGCCACTGTAATGACAATATCTCGGATAATGATTCAATTCGATGGATGTTTCCTCACTAGCTTCACAGGCCATGCGCGTCAATGGTCGGTCGATCAATGTTGCATGAAGATAATCATCCTGAATTTTTCTAAGCGTTGCTTGTGTAGAGTTATTGTGGGTTGTCATCTCCAATCTATATCCTTCACCAATATAAATGCGCTTATTGTCTCGCAAACAATATGGCTCATAAATATTGTTTACATTTGTCGACCAGGTTCCGATACGAACCATGTAATTCCCATCATATTGTGTCCCTTTTCCGGCTAGTGTATTGGATAAGCAGATTGCTGAAATGGTTCCGTTTGCCTGGGATGTCGCAAAATCCCATACAAAGCGGTATCCACCATCAACCACTTTGCTCTCTGTGAGGTTTCGGCTTCCCCTTCGAATATCCTCGGTATTGTTTGCATCATCCGATGCATAGCCGATTAGCGGATTATTCATTGGTGCATAGATATTATCCGCCTGCTCTTCTATCGCATTCTGATATAAAAGGATACCACCCATAATGTTTTTCTTTATCGGCAACATCCAATTATCTCCACTAGAATTATTAAATCCAGTACTGTTATACAGCATTCCTCTAATATTGCAGTTTAGAACATCCATTACCGCTTCAGTCACCAAGTTGGTATCTTCGTAATGTTCCACTCTTCCAGTATGAACATCTGTAAATTCTATTACGCTTTTTCCTTTTAGCATTATTATTCCTCCGCATTCAGATAGTCGGTTGTGACAGATTTTAAATAACCATCCGCACCGCTGATGATAAACCGATATTTCAATTGTCCTGTGGTAGCTTTCTCCGCCCATGAATCCACGCTGATAGCCTCCAGCGCAACCTTTGACATTCCAGATTTTTCCTCGGACAGCTTTGCCCACACCGCATTGGTACAACTCCACCAAGATTCTCCATTATCAAAAGAAACCGCAAACAATACCTCATCGGAACAGTCTGCTGTCACTTTCTCAATTCCGAGGATCGTGGAATCTGACATATCAATATTCTCAGAGTAAAGCACTTGTGGGATTGGTATCCCTGTGTAATTTACTTTCAAATCTGGGAAGAGATTCTCAGAATCATGCCAATAAAGTATGGTCGGATCATGTAGCGTGATGAGCAGTTTTCCATTTGGGATATCCTGCGTACCTTGCGTTTCAAATAACTCAGCCGTAAGTTTTGTTTCCACCAACTTAACAAGTGCACCATCTCCTACGGTATAAAGTGCGCCATCTACATCTGAAATAAGATACCTTCGATTGTACGGATCAAGAAAAATAGGTGCATGATCCATATATTCAAAGCCGTTCCCATTTTCATCCTTTGGTCTAAAAGAAATAACCTTTCCTGTAAGGGCGGTAAAGGGTATCGTGCTATTGCCAGTTACAAGGCAAGAATCTGCCAGATAACTACTGTTAGTTGGAATTGTATCGAAGTAGACACAGATTTCCCCAGTATCAAAGAGAATAGCATCCCAGACCATTTTAGTTTCATCATTCCGCTTACCATGTACAGAATAGCCTTCCCAACGAATTCGGAGGAAGCGATATGTCCCCCAGATTGTGCCTTCCTCTCTTCGAAGTGTCATAAGATCCGTATCTCGGCGGACAATTTTAAGCTGCTCTACATTCTCCCCAAAGCCAATCCATGAGTTGCCACTGACATAAAGAGTGGATGCCACTTTCCCTTTATACTGAAACCAGGCAGCCCCTTCCACCGTATCCGTCCCATCATCTTGCAGTGAATTATTACGAAGAATCTCCATGTGTTCCGTGCTTTTCAAGAGATCTTCAATTCTTCCATAATCAAACATTGCTTACCTCCAGTTCTTCTATTTCTGCCATATCTCCAAGCCCCATAGAAAATGCTGCAAGCCGCCCACGATTAATTTTCTGATCCTGCCCAGAAACTTGTCTACTGAAAGACATTTTCAGTTTTACCACATCTCCGACCTGTTCTGTTAATTCGCTGAATGAAAGATTGCCTGGGTACAGTACCTCCATATTAATAAATGGAAGCGTTTCAAATGGTTGAATTGTAAGCGCTGTCAGGCTATCGAAGTTTTCGGTCGGAATCACAAGCTTCAGCATCCGGCCACGGTCAAGGCGGATACTGCTATTCCCAGAGAGGGCATAGTCCTTACGAAGCCTAAACACATCCTCGGCAAGAACATATTCTTTCTTGTAATTCATCTTCTTTTTATCATCCGTTTCGACAACATCACGAACGATTGGTGCAAAGAGTCGAAGCGTGTCCTTCATAGAGCGCATTGGCATTCCGATTAAAGAGATCGATGCCACATGGTCATTTAATCCTGTCTTTTTCGGTGACAGGAAATGTACCATAACAACATCCTGCAACGTGTACGTTGGCATTGAGGAAAGAAGGAGCTTCTTCATTGTCTCTTCTACCGTGATTTTTCCATCCCAACGTTCCTGCACACCAAGTCCTTGACCCGTAATAGTTGCCATAATATTCTGTGCTTCGATATGACCAGCTCCATTTTTCATGGAAATCAACACCTCAAAGGTATGAAGCTGATTCGCCGTAAGCTCCATAATTGGATAATACAGGGTCAGCAAATGCTTGCCGCTTAGCCACGACTCTTTCGGATGGAATTCTTCCACCTCATGCCCATCCAGCACATAAAAAACAGAGAGTTCTGTTTTTCCATCCTCATCCCAGGATAGCGGAAACGAAATCACTTTCTTATTTTCAACCGTTGTTCCATTGTCATCAGTCGTTGTTCCAAGATCGATAGTTGTTTCTGCTGTAAGCGTTCTTGTATCTGGATTACTCTCCACTTGGAGAATTGCTTGAGCATGGAATTCTGCATTAGTCTCATCGCCGGATGCAAATTCCATATTGATAATCGATAGCTTTTCCGCACCTACATCCAATGCCAATGCATTAGCGAAAGTGTATATACTCAGCTTTGTCTCTCCAATAGAATTAATAAGACCTGTGATGTTCTTATCATTTTTGCTCTTGGCTGCTGCCAGTCTTGGATTCTTTCCAACACATTTCACAGTCTGTTTTCCATTGATTTTCGTGTAAATGGATGTAATTGCAGATTGTTTGGTTTCATCTGCATGACCACCCGTAAATCGAAGCACATCACCAAGATCAAACGCAGGATTTCCAATCGTATCTGAATCAAACGGCACGTATTCCACTGATGTGATAACATCAAGTATTGCATTGATGATACGTTTTCTTGTTTCCTCCAGCCCAAACTGTAAAAGCGGATTAACACCAAGATTCATCGTCAGCCCATCATCTGGAGAGTTCGCATAGTACTCTGCTTTTTCTGTCCTTTTATTCGTGGAACTAACCGCCGTATATCTCGTAACAAAATCTGAAAAACTGCTACTGAAGCGGTGCCGGATATCAACCGCCATGACTGCTGTATTTCCATAGGCAGAAAGATTTAGTCTGCCGAAACGATCAATAATCGCAAAGCACCCAAGTGTCTGTGCTAAATAATAAAGAAAATCGCGCCAAGATTCTATGTCATTATCCTGGTAGATGCCAAGAAGCTCAGTGCCGTTTGGCATAGCTTCAATCTCCTCTTTTGTCTGGGCAAGTTCTATATGGCAGGCTTTTGATAAAAGAGAAAGGAACTCGTAAGGATACGCACTGGACAGCCCCTTACTGAAATTCTTATCCAAATTTAACATTCCATCGTAGGCTTTTAATTCCAAGGTCTTGATGCATCGGTTTGCTTCAGCAACATAAAACACACCCATCGGTACTTCTTCCTCTGTTTCATCTTCATATACCAGATGGAACGACAGTCTGATTTCTGCTTCCTCCAGAGTATAGCGGTCAATGTCCAAATAAAGGCTGATTCCCATTTCGGCTGCATACACCGTTCCAAGTTCAATTTCTGTGTTTCCACAGCACTGCCGATTGATGTAACCGGAACCTTTCACAATGTCATCATTTCCAAACTCATAGGTCTGATTTGTCTTTGTCGTGATGCTGCCCGTCCAGTAAAATGTACGGGTGTTTTTCTGCACCGCGTCCATGAATTTATCGCTGACTGGATACATCAAAACACCCCTTTCTTAGAACTCATTCAGCGTAAAGGATACCTTCCACAGTCCTTTGTAGGAGGTGTCCTTTTCCAGCTTTGCTTTATATCCCGTGATATACATCTCGGCTTCTTTCTGTTCCAGCGTTTCCGTATCAAAGAATCGAACGCTGATCTTTGCTTTCTGCTTATACACGGTCAGCTTCTTTAGCCACCGTGGAGTTACAGAAAAATCAACGGATATGGTGTGAACGCCGGAACGCACCACATCCCGCTGGGTAGTCCCAGCTTCTGTTTCGCCGGAGGAATCCGCCTCCACATCGTCCATCGCAACATCGTAGGAAGTTGGCAAAGGAAGATCCTCACCATCAAAAACGAGATACTGTATAAATGCCATCGGTGCACACCTCCTTATCTGCCGCCGGAACGAAGGCTCTGACGCTTCTGGGCATCCACGATCACTTCGTCCAGCAGGTTATTTCCCAGATAGACTGGAATAGAAATCATGCCTGTGTTCTGGCTGCCCATACCATCCAGTATCTCACGGATACCAGAAAGCAGACTGGACACAGTTCCATCAGACACACCGCCATTGGTACTGCTGCCGCCAGCCATCTGCAGTGCAGATACCTGTGGATTGATGACCATGTCAGCAGCTACCCCAGACACAGCCTTCTCTACCAGACCACGGCTCTTTTCGATGCCCTTTGCCAGACCAGACATGAAGTCCGGCATCCAGCTCTCGTAATCCGTCAAAGGTCCTTCGTCCGGGATCGAGAAATGCAGAACGGAACGAATCTTATTTGCTACTCCTGTCACGGCATCGGTAACTGCGCTGATGCAGGACTTGATACCGTTGACGATGCCCATGACCAGGTCTTTGCCCCAGTTGAACGCCTGGGATGCAAGCCCCTTCACATAGCCGACCGCTTTCTCAAAGCCGGAGTGAATGACCGTGTAGATCTGACCGATGATGCTGCCGATGGCGGATTTTACATTGTTCCAGATACTCGTGATGACCGACTTGATCGTGTTCATCACAGAAGAAATCATGGATTTAATGCTGTTCCAAGCCGAGGACACTACACCCTTGATGGCGTTCATCACTGTGGTGACTGCATTTTTAATGGCATTCCACACAGTCGTGACTACACCTTGGATTGCTGTCAGAACTGTAGTAACTACGGACTGAATTGCCGTCCAGACGGTCTGGAATACATTCTTGATGCCCTCCAGCACAGGGGTAAGGAAAGCAACGATGCCGTTCCAGATTTCCTGTATCTTCTGGGACACAGCCGTGAAAGCCCGCTCGATCAGAATACGGATGGCTTCAAATATGGTCTCGAATAAATACCGAAACGCCTCCAGTAGCGGAGAAATCGTATCATAGATGCTCTGCCATACAGAGGTGATCGTATTCCAGATCGTGGTCATTACACCGCTGATGCTCGTCCACGCCGCCGTGAACACCCCCGTGATGCCTTCCCATAGAGTTGTGAAAAATCCAGAGATCACACCCCATACCGTCTGGGCAATACCAAGGATGGACTCCCATGCCGTAGACAGGAACGAGGTGATGGCATTCCAAGCTGTGGTGACCGCCTGCTTGATGCCCTCCCACAAGTTGATCCAGAACTGCCGGAACCCCTCGCAGTTATTCCAGAGATAAATGAAAGCTGCAACCAGAGCGGCAATCGCTGCAATAATAAGAGTGATGGGGTTTGCCAGCATGGTCAGATTCAGCGCGGCAAAGGCTCCCTTCACCACATTGATGGCTCCAGCAATCTTCGGTACGATGGTCATAATCGTACCAATGGCACTGACCACCTTACCAATCACTATCAGCACAGGTCCCAATGCCGCCGCAAGCAATGCCACGGTCATTACGACCTTCTTCGTGCCTTCGCCCATACTGTTAAGCCAATCCACGAACTTCTGAATCCAGCCAACAATCGTGCGGATCGCAGGCATGAGCAACTCGCCAAAGGAAATGGCAAGCTCCTCAAGCTGAGATTTTAAGATGGTAAGCTGACCTTCCAGGTTATCCTGCATGGTTGTAGCCATCTTTTCTGCGGTACCGTCACAGTTGGTGATGGCACTGTTCAGCTTTTCAATATCGCTTGGTGCAGCATTCATCACGGCAAGGAAGCCGGACATCGCATTTTTGCCTACCAGAGCTTCCGCATTTGCAGAACGCTCGGATTCGGACATCTGGGAAAATGCTACTCGGCAATCCGCCAGAATATCTCCAAGGCTTCTCATGCTACCATCCGCATTGGTGGTCTGAACCGTCATCTCGCCAAAGGCAGCACCAGAGAATTTGACCTCGCCAGTGAGGTTTGTCAGCATAGTACGCATGGCAGTACCAGCCTGGGAGGACTTGATACCCGCATTCGCCATCAAGCCGATGGCTTCCGCTGTGTCCTCGGCAGTGAATCCCAACGCACCCGCAACAGGCGCACAATACTTGAAAGTTTCGCCCATCATGCTAACGTTCGTATTCGCATTGGAAGACGCTGCTGCAAGAATATCAGCAAAATGCCCTGAGTCTGCGGCAGACAGACCCAGGGCGGTAAGTGCGTCAGTAACGATATCAGATGTGGTTGCCAAGTTCTCGCCGGACGCTGCGGCAAGGTTCATAATGCCTTCGATGCCATCCAGCATATCACCAGTTTTCCAGCCGGCCATCGCCATGTAATTCATTGCTTCGGCGGCTTCGGCTGCGGAGAACTTCGTCTTAGCACCCATCTCTCTGGCTTTATCCCGCAGGGCTTCCAGATCGGAACCCGTAGCCCCAGACACCGCCGCCACCTGGCTCATGGCACTGTCGAAGTCAGCGGCGGTCTTTACTGCCGCTGTACCAAGGGCGGTAACGGCACCCGTGACGGGGAGGAGCTTCTTTCCGGCAGATTCGATGTTGGAACCTACCGTCTGTAGCTTTTCACCCGTGGCAGAAATCTTCTGCAGGGCAGTCGCAGATTGATTTGCCTGTTCTTCCAGGCGTTTCAGCTCCTGCTCGGTTTCCACGATCTCACGCTGGAGTCCATCATACTGTTCCTGGGTGATCGTACCGTTCTTTAGAGCTTCGTTTGCCTGTTCCTGAGCGGTTTTCAGAGTCTGGAGTTTATTCTTCGTTTCCTCCACAGCTTGTCCGAGCAGCTTATGCTTCTGGGCTAACAGTTCTGTATTGCTAGGGTCCAGTTTCAGAAGTTTCTCTACATCCTTAAGCTGGGACTGCGTGGACTTGATTTCTTTGTTTACATTTGCGAGGGCCTTGGTAAGCCCGGTAGTATCACCGTTGATCTCAACCGTGATGCCTTTGATACGGTTTGCCACGCAAGGTCACCTCCTTAGAATCTATCCATATCTTCCTGGCTGGCAAGCTGCGGATATTTGTAATCGTCATTGCTGCTCTCGGCATACATATCATTCACCAGACCTATCGACAGCAGGTCCAGGTCACGAATAGAGATGCCAAGCTGTACACACCGCAAAAGGAACAGCGGCGTTGTCATTTCGCGCTCACTTTTGCGAAGTTTTTTTTAGACTCAACCTCAGACTGTACATTCAATCCCCAAAGCTCGATGATCTCCGGCAAGACTTGGTAGATGGAGAAGGTGTTAAACTCGTCCAGCCAATCTTCCGGGGAGTCCGGCACAGCCGTGGGGTCTGCGTGTTTCGCCATAACAAAAGCAATGTTCTCGAACATCTCCAGAGAGAAAAGGTCAAGGCTGGACTGCTCCTCGCTGGAGGAATCCACAGCCTTCTCCAAATCACGGAGGTCTTTGTAAATATCACGATGGAATTTCAGACGATAGATACGGGGAATCGCCGCACTCGCCTTAAACATCACATCCTTGCCATCAATATTGATTTTCTTCGTCATTCCCATGATCCTTTACCTCCTTCACTTAAGAGCCGGACTTCGTAGAAGCAGACTTAGCTGCAGGCTGAACTGCGGCCTGTGCCTCGGCAGTCGGCATATACACAGATTTGTACCAGTCATTGTAGACCGTGGCATCCGTGGTGTTACCAGTCTTGGCCTTGACCATACCGTTCGCCAGCGGCGTGGCCTTGATAGTCAGCGTTTCCGTCTGGACTTCCTTGCTGTCCTCATTGGTCTTACCCTCAATGCCCGGACGGGATGCAGAGCAGTTATAGAGCACATGGCGAATGTGTTTCTGGTCACCATCGAACTCGAAAAGCAGGGCGAAGGATGCCAGCTCGACCTCAGAGTTCTCGATGAGGACACCCTTGGCATCTAGCTTTTCCTTCAGAACATCCGTCCGAAAACTCTCCGGGATCATGGCAAGCTCCAGATCGCCGTCATAACCCATGTTGTTATTGATGACATAGTAGGCCACACCGTCTGCATAGAAGTTCTCCGGCTCGCCATTTGCATCCAGAGAAATGGATACGGAACCGGGCATCGGGGTCGGTGCAGCGTAAGACACTGCTCCGTCCTCTGCAATCGTCAGCAGGGCGTAGTGTGCATTTTTAAGGTTGAATTTGACCTTATTGTTCTTATCAGGCATAGTTAAACCTCCAATTCATAAAGCACCTCGTACAGACCCTCACTGGCGATCCATACTTCGGTCTTGTTGTAAAACAGTTCATGTTTAGAAAGCACCGCCTCGATACGGGCTTCCAGTGGCGGATCTTTCTTATCCGTGTATAGCTCCAGATTCAGCCGGGAAATAGCAAAGTACACGATGCCATCTGCGGCAAAGTTATCCGAACCCGGATACAGAAAAATCAAAAAAGGAGGGTCTGGTGACTCTCCCTCGGCAAAATGGTCATACGCATGGGGAAGACCCATCTCAGTGACCATTGCTACTACTTCTTCACAGCTCATCCAGACAGTCCCTCCTTAATCCTATCTTCCAGGTCACGGATGCCTTTTTCTTCGGCAGCAGCGATATGTGGCCTTGCGGCAACCCGACCACCGCCACGCTTGGCATGACCGTGTTCCAGCAGATGGGCAATCTGATAGCGATTGGCAGAATGAACGGTCATCTCCAGCTTAGTGGAGGTTTCCGTCTGCTTTGATGCCCGCCAACTCTTGCTGTAGGCCCCGGTGTCTTTCGGAGCATAGGCTTCGATTTCATCTTTTACGGTCTTGGCAGAGTGCCGCACGGCTTTCTTCATCGTGTCAGTAGCAAGGTCTGCATATTCCTCCAGACCTTCCACGATAGCATCTGCCAGACCGTCAACAGGCACACTCCTACCCATTCCATCACCTCCGAACCTTGGTGGCAGTCAGCTTCAGCGTTTCGTGTCGGAACTGAAAATCATCCACAAGTGTAATGTTGTAAATACCGCCCTCAAACAGAATACGGTAATGATCGCTGTCCATATCCTTGAGTGCCGCACAATAACGCACCATGAAAGTATAGCTATCCGAAGCTACGGTCTGTCCTGCAACTTCCTGCTCCTGTCCGGCTGTCTTACCAGTGGCAAGATTCGCATAGGCATAACAGGAATAGTACTCTTTCCAGACTGCCGTATGATTGCCAATGGTATCCGTTTCTACGATATTTTTCTGAATAGTGATGCGGGAACGCATCTTGGAAATCTCCATCAGAAGACCTCCTTTCGGCTTCCACCTAACAAGCCCCGAAGCGTAAGTGCCAAATCGTGATAGTCTGCTTCTTCTCGGTGTTCGTACATATAGGCGGCTGCATATAGGATTGCTACATCACCAAGGGCAGAGTTATTCAGTACGGCAATATCCGATGTCATCAGTACATCCATGCACAGCTTTTTTGCGGCGGTTAAGATGTTCTCTATCAGCTTGTCATCGTCATTGTAATCAACCCGGAGGTATTGTTTCGCATCCTTCAATGAAACCATATCAATCACCGCCTCTCCATAAATGTAGGGGTGATGCCACAAGACACCACCCCAGAGGATCATTTTTCAGACAGCTTCATGACCTGCACAGCTTCCGGCAGGATCAGCTTACCGTCCACGCGCTCCTTAGCAACAAAGCCAATCATACCGTTGCCAGCGAACAGCTCATTGAGCTGCTTAAAGGAACGGGTACCACGGTCACCGATGTTGTAATACTTGTAATCACCAAAGGCGATGGCATCGGTCGGGGCATA